GCACAGCTATTTGACAGCCCAGGATCAGGAGAATCGCCCTTAGCTTCGAAGTGGGGATGGTATCAAACTATCTATCACTTGGCACATGAAGACATCTTGAAAATTGAAGCGGTGACCCAGTGCAGAGTAGACGAAGTGTTCACGTTCTTGTGCTACGAACAGGACGTATCAACCGCTGACAACGTGAAGACTAATGAGAACCGTAAGTGACATCCAGGACACGCTTCGGACTTTTGCCGACAGGCATGAGCAACTGAAGACGTTTTACACGAACAGCTTAGAGGAAATGGACATCAACAAGATGGACATCGTGCTGTTTCCATTCTTGTATGCTCAATGCGAAGGCGCGGAGATAGCAGAGGGCTACACCGACTTTACGTACCGCATCATTGTTGCCGACATAGTGGTCGAGCAACAGTTGCCGAACTTGGACGACGTGTTCACTGAAACCTTGCTCATCATGCAAGACCTGTTCGCCAGTCTGTACAACACAGACGCGTCCACGGTGCCTGAACAATACGGCATGGACTTACCTGTGCAGTGCAGCCCTTTCAGTTCCTCATACGACAACCTGCTCACTGGTTGGGATGCGTCTATCTTCATCCGCGTACCCAATGCTTTGGAATTGTGTAACGCTCCTGTTTGATGGCTCTGTATGACAGAAAAATCCTAAAGCTGACATGGCAGAACAGCCAAACGGGAACAAATAAGGTCAAGCTGCAATACACGACGGACATCCTGCACAAGATGTCTGATGCTTGGGTCGAACTCGCGCGGAAAAAATTAGATGCCGGCGACAAGAACGCCAGCGGGAACTTGCGCAACAGCTTGTCGGTCAAGATTGGCGTCAAGGATGACCAATTCATACAGTTAGGGTTCATGGCTTTGCCCTATGGAATGTTTGTAGACCAGGGCGTCCAAGGTGCAGGCCCGTTTACCCCACCAAAAAACCCGACAGGCAAAAGCACCAAGCCATATGAGAACCGCGCACCTAATAGTCCATTTAAGTTTGGTAGCGGATCAGGACGCGGTAAGATTCGAGACGGAATTCTGTCGTGGTTAAGCTATCGTCGATTCCAATTTCGCGACGACCGTGGACGATTCATGAGTTACGACTCTATGTCATACATCATCAGTCGCAGCGTCTACCGGTATGGTATCGAGCCGTATCCGTTTGTGGAAGACCCATACAACAAAGTCATTAGGAAGTACCAAAGTCAGTTAGCTTTCTACTTCGGAAAAGACTTGGCGAAATACATGGACGGCAAGGAGTACCCTACTAATTGGCAATTCAAATTAGAGATGTAATGGCAATCACAGTTAATCAAACGCCATCCATTGTCTTGGATACATTTCCCGTGTACGCGCACTGCGTGTACGTGGTGACAGAGTCAGTCATTGGCTTGTACAAGTTCAGCTACACAGTAGCCATTGAGCATTACAACGGCAGCACCTATGATGCGGTGGCGACTCTGAAGGTTCCGAAAAATTCGTCAGATGCGGGCGTGTTTGATGTAGGTGAAATCCTGCGTAGTTACATGGCAAGCAACAACCCTGGAGTGGCACCTAACGCTTTGATTGAGGATGTAGGTGCCGAGCAGTTTCGGTTTACGTTTGGCAGTGAACAAGCGGCTACAGCCACAGGTGCGCCAATCGCTAACGCTTCTACTGCACAAGAGGTGGACAAGTTTTGGAACGGTATAGGTTGGAGAAATCTTAGCGGTGAGGCCATTGGCACGAGTACCGTCTTCGCGTTGAATGACGCCAATACTGGACGCGCATTAACGAGCAGTGGTTATCCTCAGTACAGTCCACGCATTCGTGTTGCTGATGACGAGTTAGGCAGTATTGACTTCCTGCGAAATCTTACAGGCATCTCAGCTAACCGTGCCTTGGTCAAATACTTCAATGGCACTACACTACTGTCGTCCACTACCATCTTCTTTGACCCTATCAGTTTAGACAACACTGTGTCACGATTTTGGTGCTACCCGGCGGGCTTAGAGAGCCAAGGGACAGCTAACCTAAAACCGAGCGCAGCCGCTAATTCTGGTTGGACGCGCTACACAGTGCAATTCACTGCGGGTGCAGTAGCTGCAAGCCAAACGCACACATTTGTGAGAGACAACCAATGCGCACCACAGAGCATTGCGTTTAAGTGGCTGAATGAGTTTGGCGGCTACGAGTTCATGGAGACCAAAGGCAGTTGGAACCTCACCACACAATATGAAGACAAGACCTACGAGCAAGCTAGGGGGAATTGGTACACGGCAGGTGCAAGTGAACTATACGCAATAGGTTTTTCCGAACGCGGAACACAGCGAATTGTCATGTCCACGGAGCGCGTGATTCAAGTGCATACAGGCACTATGCTTAAAGAAGACACGCCCAGGGTTGAAAGCCTCTTGCGCAGTAGGTCGGTATATGCTCGTGACCCTGAGTCCGACTCTAATCTGTACTATCCATGCATCATCAACGCTCGGTCACTAAGGCACATTCATCCGTGGACTCCTGATGTCATTCAATACAGCTTTGAGTTCAAGTTCTCTAATCAACCTGTTACGCTGCCTGTATGATTTCCATATACGGATATAAGGACGGCAACTATGTCCTGCTTGACGCACCACAGACCAGTGTGGAACTCTCGTTCCAAATTGCTGATTTAAGGAGACCGGCAGTTAAGACCGCGCCGTTCAGCTTGACGTTTGAGATGCCGTTCTCAGCGACGAACAATGATTTCTTTGGGCATCAGCAGGAGCCATCGTTACAGACCACGACTTTTGACCTGAACCGTAAAACGTCAGCTAGGTTACACGAGGACAATGTGCCATTGGTCGAGGGCATTATTCAAGTCACAAGCATTGACGTCAGTGCGATGGCTTACAAGTGCAGGTTTTTCTCTCCCACGGCTGACTTGTTTGACGCCATCAAGGGCAAGTCTTGGGCGGATGTTTGGCGCACAGAACAAGGCGACGTTTTGTGCCCCCTGGATCATGCGCTGACTCCGACTAATGTCTACAACACGTGGGTAGGCGGCACGCCGCCCAACCCGTTATTGCCGACCTACACTATCATCTACGCTCTCACCGATGCCGGAGCAGTGTCATACGGTGCAAGTAGTGCGATGGCCGCTTACTACTTCGGCTTTTGGGCAAATGGCATTCCCATTCCAACGCTGCGTCCATGCGTGCGCATCTCATATCTCTTAGACGAGATTTTAGCTAAAGCGGGATTTGGGCGCGACACGGCTGAATGCTTTTTCAGCGACACGCAGTACAACAGCACGAACCTCTACATGATGTGCGGCTTGGAATCGCAAACGCTACCGACACGGTTGGCGTATGGTTTCCATATACAGAACCTACCGTCGCAAGCGCAAATGTCCTTGGGTACGGCCAACAGTTACGGGGACAATGAAATCATCTATTGGGACGTGCCTCCGAGTGGTAATTTCTACGACCCTGACGGTCAAACCAACATCATCGGGTGGTCGCCTAACGTAGACCAAACTGCTACGTTCGAGTTTCGCATCCTCCTGTCTAACTACAGTGGCGGTGCCGGTGATCCGTTGCCTAATATGCAAATCTCGGTAGGGTCATCCACTACCACGTTTGAGTATGAAGACGCCGTGGATGCACCGTTCGTATGGTCGCCAACCATCCAAGTGACCGCTGGCGAGAACGTCATCGTGATACTGAAAGGCACAGGTGCCGGCAATGTCAATCCAGGCGGTACGTTGGACTACTACATCACTTGGTCTTTGGTACAGTATGACGTGGTCTCAGGAGACGACAACACGACTGTTCAAATGACCGAGGCATTAGGCAGCATGACCCAAGACAAGTTTATCCAAGGTCTGTGCGACACCTACAACTTAGTGCTTAACGTAGACGACGACAGGAAGATGGTCAGCTTCCAACTCTATGACGAGTGGTTGGAGAGTGGCGGCGCACCTATTGATTGGACAGACAAGATTGACATGGACGGGCCAATGGAAATCCTACCGGCTTCCGACTACGTACCGCGTCAAATGTTCTTGACTCCGGCAGAGGGCAAAGACCACCGCAACGCATACTATGAAAAACACTTTGGTGTGCGTAAAGGCGCATTTAGGTTCGAGTCACGCAACGACTTCGCTTTAGATGACCAAACGGTGGGCGATGTCTTTAGTCTGTTGCGCAACACGTACCTGAAAGGAGGGTGGTTTACTGACGGATCAGTGAACACCAACCTGCCGGTAACG